CAGAACACGCTTACGCTGAAGGCAGGGTTACTCTTTCAAGAATAATAAATGATCCAGACGAAAAGATTGTTCATGGCATTATGCAATACACATTTATGGTTGAAGTCAGTTGATTTCGGTTAACGTAGTTGGAAGCCGCGCTTTAGAACAGAAGCTTGTTCAAGTGCGCAAAAGGGCAAGGAATGAATTGCGTTCTGCAATGGCGGTTTCTGCTGATAAATTAGTAGATCAGATGGAGAGATTAGCCCCAGAAAGAACCGGAGAATTGCTTAACAGTATTGGCTGGGTCTGGGGTGAAGATATCCCAAAAGGTGCATTTACTATTGGTTCTTTATTGGGTCGGAATGGTAATGATTTCGTAATAACTATTTTTGCCGGAAACGAAGATGCTTTCTATGCAAGATGGCAAGAGTTCGGAACTGTAAAGATGAAAGCAAGCCCATTCTTTTTCGTTTCTTACCGACTTCAAAAAAGAGCAATCAAATCTCGTATGACTAGAGCAATAAATAAGGCTGTTAAAAAATGAAGGCTATATTCAACCGGGAGTTTCACTGGCGTCACCCTGAAACAAAGGTGGGTTTTGGCGCTAAAGTCAAAGATGAGCCTCAGTCTTTCCCAAGCGACTTTGTGAAAGCCGCAATCGCTGCGGGGGCTGCTGTTGAGGTTAAGCGCAAACCCAAAGAAGACTAACCAACAATAAATCTAACTTTTTACCAACCAGCCGTTTCTGCGGCCCCATAGTCATGGAGAAATGATATGGCTGATACTATTACAGAGCTTTTTGAGGAACTTGTCCTTGAATTTGAAGATCCTGCTAATTTAGGCACTTACCTCAAGATTTGCGGACTTATTGACGTTGAGATTGCTAGGACTGCTGAAATCGACACAATCGAAGTTCCCAAAGACTGTGAAGATGAAAGTCTGCCGCTTTCTCGTGAAAAATCGGTGCGTTCGATTGATGTTGCTGTGACTGCGACTGGTGTTTGGGCGCAGCAATCCCACGGCATTCTGATGGATTGGTTCTATTCCTCTTCTGGCTACAATATCCGCATTCAAAACGCGAATGCTGCCAGCGGTGCGACAGAATACGAAAGTGGATCAGCTTTCTTGACCAATCTTACAAATGCAAGAACTAAAGGTCAGAAAGTCTCGGCTTCTATATCAATTGAATTTGATGGAACCCCTACAAGAACGCCTAAAGCTTAATGGACGTATCTTTTAATAGGGTCATCCAATCTTGGCCCGGCGGTGAACATGAGTTTCGTTTGGCCGTTGGTCAGATCAGGGCGATTGAGCAACATTGCGGCTGTAGCATTTATCTTGTGAGAGACAGGATTGAAGCGATGCAGCCAATGGCCGATGATTGCGCTTTGATTCTGAGGTTTGGGCTTGAAGGTGCAGGCATGGACCCTCTGGATGCAAAGCGCCTTGTTGAAAGCATGGTTGATTTAAACCCGCCTGATTCATTTATTGTTCCTGCGGCGTGGGTTCTTCAAGCCGCACTTAGTGGGGTGAAAGATGATCCGGTGGGGGAGATTCAAGCGGAGAACCCGAAAGACTTAAGTTCTCCGCAATCTATGCCAACGGAATAGAGATGAATTTGTCACCAAATGATATGGATGAGATGAGCTTGTGGCAGCTTGTCGCCTGTATTGAGGGTGTGAGTAAGTCTCGCCAAAAGTCTACTAAATCTATCGATGACATAGACGACGAGAGATTAAGGTCTCTTGGAATTGAGGGATTCTAATGGTTCAAGATACCCAAAGACTTTTGGTTCAAATCGAAGCGTCCACTCGGCGATTAGAACGCGATATGTCAAATGTAAGGCGCATTACGGGTCGTACATCGGCGGGTATTCAGAACCAATTTAAAAGGTCTAATGCAAACATTGAAAAGAGCTTTGCGCGAATGGCTTCTAATAGCGGGCAAAGCATAAGAAGCCTTTCAAAAGTTGTTCAAACAATTGGTGCCGCTTTAGGCGTTAGGGAGTTGGTTAGATACGCGGACACTTGGACAAGAGTTTCAAATCAATTGCGGGCTGCTTCTGAAATATCCGGTTTAGCAGCGGGCGGAATATCTGAGATCAATGATATTGCCGCAAGATCAAGGGGAGGACTTGAAGAGATAGGAAGTCTTTATGCGCGGCTTTTGCGTGCTGCGGGGCCTCTTGGGAAAACTCAAGAAGAAGTGGCTCTGGCAACAGAGCTTGTTGCAAAGGCATTTAAAGCCGGTGGAGCTGCTGCGTCTGAGCAAGCTTCTGGAATTCTGCAACTTGGTCAGGCATTATCATCTGGCTTCTTGCAAGGAGATGAACTTAGGTCTTTAAGGGAGAATGCTCCTTTAGTTGCGCAAGCGATTGCCGATGAGTTTGAAACTACTATTGGTGGCCTCAAGCAACTTGGTGCAGAAGGTGAGCTTACGGCTGATAGAGTTTTTACTGCCATTATTAATGGTCAGAGGAAGTTCGAGGGTGCATTTGCAGAAACAAATTCGACTATAGCCGAAGGCTTTAATATATTTAGAAATTCTCTAATCGAGTTGGTTGGGGCCTTTGATCAAGGTGCGCGTGCATCTTCTGGAATTACACAAGGCTTTTCGTCTCTTGCTGGAAGCATAAATGTTTCAACTGAAAGTGCTCAAAGATTTGGTCAACAGGTCAACGAAGCATTTACAATAATCGGAGAAGCGGCATCCAAAACGACTTCGACATTCTCAAGGCTTTCGTCAGAAGCAACCGCTGCTGGAATTGATATCGTTGGACCCGTTAAGTCTGCATTTACTGGCTTGCTCGAAGCGATAAAGGTTGTGATTGCCACGGCTTCTGCTGCTGGTTCTGCGATAGGTCAGTCAATGTTGAGGGTTGTTGATGGGGTTGTAACCGGTGGTGTTGCTATTACTAACGCTGGGATTGCCGCTGTGGAAGGCGTTCTAAACGTAATCATATCCGGTCTTCAAGAAGTTGTTAAAGGTATAAATCAGGTCATATCCGGTGCAAATAAACTTCCGGGGCTTGACTTCCAGCCAATTGATATTCCGCTTAAGATTGAACTTAACAGAAAAGAAAATCCTCTTCCTGAAAGATTTAGCAACAGCGTTATTGACGCGTTTAATGATCAGTTTGATGCGGTCAAAACCGGTCTTGATGATGTTGAGATAAAAGCGGGCAAGACTTATTCCAAGATAGCGACTAGAATTAGCAATGCGGGATTAATTGGTGGCGGTCGCGGTGAAGATCCTCGCACTATTTCGAATAGATCACAGCTTGCGCAGGAACGTGAAGGAATAACCTTTGATCGTCCATCTGGAGGGTCGGCATCGTCAAGAAATGCGGCGATAGATGGGGAGAAAGAGCTAAACGATCAAAGGCGTGAAGCTTTATCTATCATTAGGCAATCTTTAACGGCTGATGAACAAAGAGCGCAAAAAATCAAAGAAATGGCCGAAATTCAAAAAGAACTTGCGGAGGCTCTAGGGTCAAACGACCCGCTAGTTACGCAACTTAACCAAGCAGTTGATAGGTTCGAGTCAATGTCTGGATATGCTGGTGATATAAGGGAGCAGCTTAGGAGGGGTTTAGATGATGCAATATTCAAAGGCGGAAAACTTAAAGACGTGCTCTCTGATGCTGTATCTGAACTTGGCTCTAAAGCCTTTAACCAGTTATTGGATTCTGCCTTTTCCGGTTCGTCACCATCGGCTGGATCATTAGGCTCATTGTTTAGCGGTTTGTTTGGCGGTGGCTCATCGGTTCCTTCCTTTGCAACTGGAACAAACTTTCATCGTGGTGGCTTTGCTGATGTTGGTGAGTTTGGAAAAGAAAGGGTTTTGTTGCCTCGCGGTTCAAAGGTTTTAAACGCTCGTCAAACCCAACAAATGAGCAGTAATAATGTAAGCTTAAATATTGACGCTCGAAATTCTCAAGACCCAGCGGCAACCGCTGCGGCGATAAAAGCAGCGGTTGCACCTATGGTTGCTCAGATTGCCCGTGGCACATTTGCTGATATTCAGAGGCGATCATAAATGCCGATTATTGATCCACCACCATGCTTCGTAAGTGTTGAGCGCACTTTTGATATTATCGACACCATATCCACGACAAGAAGCGTTTATTCGTTTTCTGAGAATGTTTTGGATTTTGGCGGCTCGGCTTGGACGTGTGAAATGCAGCTTCATAATCTTTCCGCTGAAGATGGTGGCGAGGTTATGGCGTTCATTGATCGGATGCGCAGAACGAATATCGTTTGCAGGTTTGGAGCGGCCAAAGGAAGGCAGACACTTTTCGGAGGATCGACCGCAACGGCTCTTACCGTAACGGCTGATGCGGGTCCAGGTTCTACGCTTATAAACGTTTCAGGCAATGGTGCGGGCAATCTAAACTGGGGAACCTTGTTTCAACACGGGGATAGGTTGTTTCGTAATCGATCAAATCTAAGCGGTGATGCCGGTTCATTGGCTTTTTGGCCAAGCCTGAAAGAGCCTATTTTTGCGGGTGACGTTATCAATCTTGTTGAGCCGAAAGGAGTTTGGCGTCTCGATACAAGACCTCAAGAACGTCAATTGAAAAAGTGGACGCTTGGTGGGTCTGCTAGGTTTATTGAGGCTATAAATTATGCTTAATATCCCTACGGCTCAGATGGATATAATTTCGGGTCGCGTTGCTGGCTTTGTTGCGGTGATGGGTGAACTTGAGTTAACCGGTGGAACTCTTCGGGTCTCGACACTGCCTTATGATTTTACCGATTCAAACGCTGTTCTATGGTCTGGTGCGGCGGGTGTGGTTTCTTATGGTGGTGCGCCCTCAGCCACAAGTCTAACCGGTTCGCCCCTTACTGTTATTTGGTCCGGTGCAAGCTCGGCTTTGATTTCTGCGGCGCGTGATGCTGATATCCTTAATTCTGCATTTAACCAGTGGCTTTATGTTATGGATGGCGGTGGAAATCAGGTCAATGATCCGATTTTGTTGTTTTCTGGCTTCTGTGAAACGCCAGATATAAACCCCGACCCTGAAGATCCAACAATAACGCTAACCGTAGAGGGCGACAGTGTAACTCTTGGTCGTCCAAATGATTTCAGAATGACACCGGAAAGACAGAAGCGGGATTATCCAGCGGATACGTTTTTCGATTACGTGGCTTCTTTGGTTGATAAGGAAATTACAGCGCAATGAGGCCGGAAGGTTGGGAGTTTAGGCTGGCTGATGCGGTACGCGCAGCAGAAGGTAGAGAATGGAAATGGGGTTCTCATGATTGCGGACACTTCGCGCGGGATTGTGCGTCTGCCGTTTTGAATGGTCCGACGCCTTGGGATGAGGTGTTTACGAATTACTCAACAGAAACCGGAGCGGCTAGGCTTTTAACGCGTCAGGGGGGTCTTGTTTCTATTCTGGACCGAGTGCCACAGAAACCGGTTCTTAGCGCCCAGCGGGGCGATTTGGCGGTTATACGCGGTAATGGTTATGATCCTGACCCCGATGGGGAACTTGCAGTAGGAGTTATTGACGGAAAGCATATCGTTTTGGCGGCGCTTGGTGGTTTGGCAAGATGGCCTGTTTCGCTATGTGAACATGCTTGGCCGGTAGGATAAAATGCCTCAGGTAGCGATTGCTGGACTTGTAGGCGCGGCTGGTGCGGTTGGCTCTGCTGCGCTTGGTGCGGGTCTAGGTACACTTACTCTAAAAACGGTTCTTGGCGCGGCTTTGGTCTCGGCTGGATCAACGGCTTTACAGCTTGCTTTAAATAAACCAACAACGCCGGTTGCCACGCTTCAGATTAAGCAGGCCACGCCATCGGGTCAGTTTTGTTTTGGACGCGCAAGGGTTTCTGGAACTGCGACCTTCATTGATAACAATGGCAAGGATATATGGCTTGTTCTACCAATTGCTTGTCATGAGATTGATGAGGTTGAACAAGTTTATGACGGGGAAAACTTATTCTATACCAACACGGGTATAGAACCGGACTACGCGGGTAAAGTTGCGGTCTACATTAGAAAGGGTCTACCCGGTCAAACGTCGATACCTGATTTGCAAAATACTTTCGGGTATTTGAATGTAAATTTTCGGGGTCGTGGCACTGCGTATATTGCTCTAAGGTTGATTGACTTTCAAAAGAATTGGGGCGGGCGACTTCCTCAGTTATGGGCAAGGGTAAGGGGTGCGCGTCCAATCGATCCAAGAACGGGGCTAACGCAATGGACCGCGAACTGGGCTTTGAACGTTGCTTACTTCATGCAGCACGAAAGAGGCGGCAATAAACAGAACCTAAACCAAGCGGCTTTGATTGCCTCTGCGAATATCTCAGATGAACAAATACCGGATAACGGAATGTTTTCGGGTGAGGAACAATGGGCCTTTGGGAATGACGGAACAAACAGAACGCACAACCGATACGAGTTGAACGGCGCGTTTTCCACAAAGGCAACGCCAAAATCAATTCTATCCGCCATGATGCCTTATGGTGTTGGGGATGTATACGAAAGCACAGGGCAATATCATATCAACGCAGGTGCTTATTCGGCTCCTGTGGCTACGTTTGGAAAAGATGACTTTATTGAGGTTCCGCAGGTCTTCAGTGAGGTTAAGATTGAAGATGAAGTCGATGGTGTTCGCGCTCGATACACAAACCCTACGGCGAACTTCACGCCAGATGATGCGCCAGAGATTATCTTTAATCCCGGTGACCCGCAAAGGTTTTTGGATAACCTTGATTTAACTGCTGAAACGCATCCAGAACGGGCGCAAAGAATTATGGCCCTTATGGGGCGCAAAACAATGAAGCGGCTTTCTATGGCCGTTGTGTTACCTATCACGGCGCTTGCGGTTGAGGTTGGTGATCGGGTTAGCATTGATTTTGATGAAGTCGGAGTTTCATCTGATTTTGAAGTTCGGCAGAAAAGCGTTTTACTAAGTCCAGAAGGGTCAATTGTAAGTCTGGATCTGTTGGAAGATAGGGCGGATTTTTGGGCGTTTAATAAAGATGATGCAAATGCGGTTGTTGCGTCTTCTAAGTCTACATTGGCAAGCGTTACGTCTGTTGTTGCACCAATTGGGCCTATCGTTTTCACAGAGCCTGAGCCAATCGTGGCAACAACGGAAAGGTTCGAGAAGTTCTTAAGGCTAAGCTTTACCGGAAGCTCGGACACTTATCTAAATTACCATATTGTGAGATGGACGGTAAACGGCACAACCCAAGAGCGGGATATCGGCATTGCGACTGAATTTGACATACTTGGCCTTGTGCCGGGGGATTCAGTTTCGGTTGAGGTTTTTGCAGTTAATTCGGTGGGAATTTCCAGCCCCGTTATAACGGGAACCCATGCGTTTATTGGCCGCAGCACAATGGTGGCGCAAACCATCATTTCTTTTGCTGGCGCTGGCTCCATAGGCACAGGAACCGTTGTTCCTAATGGTTTTGACGCCATTGGGGAATTTGCCCTAGAACTGGCAAGAATAACATTTGATGCGCCTCGGTCAGATTTGTTTGTTTTTTACGATCTAAACCTTAGAGGCGGGCCGGATCATAGAACAATTTTCGCACTGAACCCTGCAGGTTCCTTTGTGTTCAGTAGTGTAGCCCAAATGGATAACGCGGTCATTCACACGGCAGAGGCTCCCTTTCAGGCCAACGCAAACGCGCCGGGCCCACCTCTCACAAAGCTATCCGCATCGTCTGGTGTTTTTAGAATGACGGGTTTGACGGTCGGAGATACCTACCGCCTGTATATGATTAACCGCCATGAGTACGGGCTTTTTACGAGCGCCCTTGGGAACACATTATCTGCAGCGCCGGGCTATTCTGAAGGTGGCGCTATGACCATTTATGAGGCGCTTAGGTGAAGTTTACAAAGCTTTGGAATGGTGTGGTTTCTTCGATGGAAGAGTCCGCGCCCATACGTGTTGTGGACGGTAAACCGGTTCGTGAAATTCAAGAACATTTGGACTTGCAAGTTGCTGAGGGATTTGGGTTGGGGATGAAACGGTAACTATGAACGGCCCAGAGGATGTTACAATTGAGACGGACGGAGAGTACGAAATAAGGCTTTCTCCTCCATTCCCATATAGGCCGTGGTTCTCAAAGGTATTTGTTGAATGAGGGTGAATGCTATCAAGGCCGAAAGGTCGCGGTGTAAATCTGAGATTGATGAACATGCGATTTCTATTCGCCAGAACTATCCAGCGGATTACGCGGAGAAGGTAAGACAGGCTAATGCGTTTTTAGCTGACCCTTCAACGCCGCAGCCGTTCATTGATTTGGATGCTGAAGTGTTCGCGATTTTGCCAGCCGATG